CTAAGACGTTGTTCACATCAAACCAGTTGCGTCTTCTGATGGAGTCCCAGAAAGCGGTTCTGTATGCTTTCGAAGCGGTTCCTTTCTTTTCCTCTGGCTGGGTTTCCGCGCCTGGTTTAGAGGTAAGAGGGGAAGAGGTCGGCTGATTCAACATCTGGTCGATCTGCTCCTGTCTCTGCAGGCGCTCAATGTCTTTAGTCAGATCGGTGACTTCTTTTTCCATTCTTTCGTAAGTTGCGGCATCTTCCTCGGATACGTTTCCACCATTGTCAGAGTGGGTGTCGAGAAAGTCCTTTGCCGCATTCCAGGCCTTGGCTCTTTTCTCCATGAGATCTAAAATCTTAGTCATTGTAGTTTCCTCCTTAGTGTGAGAGAAGCGCCAGGCGCTTCTTCAGTGAATCAACAGCTACTGTTGTTGCTGCTTTCTTCTTTGTTATCGGTTCTTTTGGGATGAGTTTGGAAAGAAGAGAATCCGTAACTGCTTTTCTGGAAAACAGCATTTCAGGATCTTCACTTTCCGTTTCTCCTTCAGAAAAGAGAATTTCATCGGCAAATCCCAGTTTCTTTGCTTCTTTTGCGTTCATCCAGGTTTCGGCGTCCATGAGCTGAGAAATCTTCCGCCTCGAAAGGCTCGTCTTAATCTCATAGGCGTTTACGATGGATTCTTTGACTTCTGACAGCATGTCGATGGCCCGCTTCATCTCGCTTGAATCTCCAATCGCGACCGTCATCGGGTTATGGATCATCAGCATGGCAACAGGGCTCATGCAGACCCTGGTTCCTGCCATTGCGATCACAGAGGCTGCAGATGCAGCCAAAGCGTCAATCTTTACAGTAACATCATATGGGTAATCCATTAACATGTTGTAAATCGAGGCGGCGGCAAAGACATCGCCTCCTGGAGAGTTAATCCAAAGCGTAATGTTTCCTTCGCCATCCTCCAGTTCGTCTTTAAAAAGCTTCGGCGTAACTTCATCTCCAAACCAGGTCTCATCGGAAATTTCTCCGTTTAGGTAGAGGGTTCTTTCGCTTCCAAAGGAATCTGGAGTTTCGTTTCTTATCCAGTTCCAGAACTTTCTTGTCATAGGGCTTTGCTCCTTTCATGGATCCTCGCATCTGGCTGCGTCGGTTCCTCTGTTTGTTCATCTTCTTCCTCCGGTTTCTGACTCTGCGCAGATGCCGCGAAAATGCCGGCATCCTTGAGTTTGGTCATGTTGCCGTTGATGAGGTAAAGGTCTCCACCTTCTTCTTCAGGAATCCGGTCTAGGTTTTCGAGCTCACGGATATCGTTTGCGCTCATCCAGCCATTCTGCCTTCCAACGGCATATCCGTTCATGCGGCTCTGGTAGTCTCCCCGAAGAAGTCCGTCCACGTTGAACTTAAAGAAGTAGTCCTTCTTTTCTTCCGGGCGGAGGAGGGCACGCTGCATGGACTGTTCCCAGCGACAGACCCAGGGGTCAAGCGTGTACTTCACAAACTCAAGAGACTGCTGCTCAATGTTACTGAAGCTGGATTTCTCTAAGTCTCCAATCATATGAGGAGGAATCCTAAAGATTCTCGCGATCTCATCGATCTGAAACTTTCTCGTCTCAAGAAACTGCGCCTGTTCAGGAGAAATTGATATTGGCGTGTACTTCATGCCTTCTTCAAGGACGGCCACTTTGTTAGAATTGGATGATCCTCCGAAGGCAGAGTTCCAGCTCTGCCGCACACGCTCAGGGTCTTTCACAACGCCTGGGTGCTCTAAGATGCCTCCTGGCGTTGCGCCGTTTGCAAAGAATTTACTTCCGTATTCTTCTGTCGCAATGGCAAGGCCGATCGCGTTCTTGGCCATGGCTATAGGAGAGTACCCAACCAGGCCGTCAAAACCTAAGCCTGGAATATGAAGAACGTCGCGCGGGGAAAGCCGAACGAGAGAACCCTTCATCGTGTGCGCTTCTTCCTGAGAAGTCTGGTATTCATAGTAAAGCTGGCCGGATTGATCCCGGTCGACCGTCATCTTGTTTGGCATCAAAGGATACAAAGCGATGACTTCGCCTTTACCATTTCGGATGATCTGCGCATAAGCATTACCCCAGAGAAGAAGATGGGTCATCAACGTTTCCCGGAAAACAAAAGAGGTCATCTCTGGATTCGGCTCATCGTGAAGGATCGTGTAAAGTGGGTGATCGACCGCTTTCTCTTTTGAGCCTTCTTCGGTATAGCGGTAAAGGTGAAGGGGGAGCCCCGCCACAGCTTCTGAAAGAATCCTGACGCAGGAGTAAACGGCAGTCATCTGCATGGCAGACCGCTCCGTCACTGCTTTTCCAGAGGTCGTCCCTCCAAAGAAAAAGCGGTACATGCTTCCTGTGGTGGAGTCTTTTGGCTTGTCCCTTGATTTGAAGATTCCTTTAAATATGCTCATTGAAATTCCTCCTATAAGTGAAGCTTTTTATCGATTTCTAAAGCAGCTCTGCTCCCCAGGGTTTGGGAAATTTAAACAGGCAAAACTGCCAAAATAAAAGCGAGCTGCTTTATCATAAGCCCTCGCTGCGTCCTCGGCATTTTCAAATGTTCCGAGATGTTTTGTTTTATTGTGCAAGCTGATGTAAGCCCTGAATTTTCCTCTGTCCTTTCGAAAACTTACACCCTTGAATCCAGAAGTGTTGTGTTTTGGCAGACACATATTTCTCTGATTGTCGAGCTCTGTAGCAAGCCGGAGATTCTGCCTTCTGTTGTCCGATGGATCTCCATTAATATGATCAACATAATATTCCGGAGGTGCTTTCAACAATATGCGAGAAAGCCATACCACTTGCCCATCTATTGTTGACTCTGGATATCCACCGTGCTCTGTATACCAGTTTCTGTTCTCTACCAAAGGAAGATCCGCCTTATCAAAAATAAAAGAATTTCCATTTGCAGTTATGTACCGCATATGGTCGCCTTCAGATATTATCCGGTAACAATGACCGCATCTGACCTTTCGGCCTCTTAACAGCAGCTCTCTGCTCACCAGAATCTGATTGCCGCAGTCACAAGTACATCTGTAGAAACTCTGTCTTTTCTTTCTTCTCCCATAGTGAAAGTATCCTGCGAAGCTATCCACATGCAGCTTTCCAAAACGCTTTCCAACGATGTCGTTTTTATCCAAAAGATCACCTCAAATGAACAAGATCCCTCTGCTGTCATAGACCGACTCCCCAGCGTCGTTTCCGCACCGAATCGCCCGGTCTAAAGCCATAACAAGAGCGACGGCTCCATCGATTTTCTCGGTTGATTTCTCCTTATCCATCTTGATGTTTCCTGCAGGGTCCGTTCGGACATAAACGTTATCCATCATCCAGCGAAGGACCGGGTGGCCGCCATGCGCGATTTTCTGGTCCAGTGTAAGCCGCATCAGCTCCTTGGTAGGCGGGTTCATATCTCTGTACCCCTGGCCGAAAGGCACGACGGTAAAGCCCATGCCTTCTAAGTTCTGGACCATCTGGACGGCTCCCCAGCGGTCAAAGGCAATTTCTCGGATGTTGTACTTTTCTCCAAGGCGCTCGATGAATTTTTCGATGAAGCCGTAGTGGATGACGTTTCCTTCGGTGGTCAGAATTGCTCCCTGCTTCTGCCAGAGATCGTAAGGAACGTGATCTCTTCGGACGCGCAGGTCCAGCGTGTCTTCCGGCAGCCAGAAGTAGGGGAGAACGACGTATTTATCATTATCGTCTTCTGGAGGGAACACGAGAACAAAAGCGGTGATATCGGTGGTGGAGGAAAGGTCCAAGCCTCCGTAGCAGACTCTGCCATAGAGGTCTTCCTCCCGAATTTTAAAGGAGCAGGCGTCCCATTTATCCATCGGCATCCAGCGGACGGACTGCTTGACCCATTGATCAAGACGTAGCTGGCGGAAAGCGTTTTCTTCCTGCGGGTTCTGCTTGGCAGATTCGCAGGCGGCTTTGACTTTATCGATGCTGATCGTAACGCCAAGAGAAGGGTTTGCTTTCTTCCAAACTTCAGGGTCTGTCCAGTCCTCATCCATTGCGGCGCCATAGATCACCGGGTAAAAGGTCTCATCGTGCTTTCTTCCTTCCAGGATGTCTTCTGCCTTCTGGTGCAGCTCATAGCAGATGGAGTTTACGTCGTTTCCGGCTGTTGTGATGATGAAGTGGAGCGGGTTCTTCCTTGCGTCCGATGTACCCTTTGTCATCATGTCAAAGAATTTCCGGTCTTTCTGGACCCAGAGCTCATCAAACACCAGGCCAGACACATTCACACCGGACTTTCCGGCGACCTCTGCAGACACGGCCTTGTAGATGCTGTTGGTGGGGCGGAAATGAATGGTCTTTCGGCTGGGGCGGATATCGCAGTATTTCTTAAGCGTTTTATGGAGCTTGACCATGTCGCAGGCCACATCGAACACCAGAGAGGCCTGGTCCCGGTCCGCGGCGCAGCCGTAAACTTCAGCTCGCTGCTCACCGTCTGCACACAGCATGTAGAGGGCCACAGCCGCGGCAAGCTCGGATTTCCCGCACTTTTTTGGAATCTCAATGTAGGCGGTCGTAAACTGCCGGCAGTCGTTTGGCTTTAACACGCCGAATAAGTCGCGGATGATCTGTTCCTGCCAGGGCATTAAGTGAAAGGGCTTGTTGTAAAAGTCGCCCTTCGTGTGGGAAAGCTGCTCGATGAACATCACCACTAAGTCAGCTGCTGCTTTATCGTAATGCGATGTCTCTGCCATAAATTTTGTGGGTCTGTATCTTTCCAAATTCATTCCTCCAGGGCAAAAGAAAAGAACGCCAAGAGGCGTTCCGAGTGTGTTTATCTTTAATTGTATTGATGAATCAGGGCTGCATAGGCGAGCTGGCTTGTTTCATCTTCTGGCTCGATGTCCCAGCCGCGGTCGTAGCGGAGAGTCGTTTTGCTTCCAACGCGGAGCTTCATCTTGCTGATCCTGCCGCCCTCGATTCCGTTGTCCGAAGGCTCATCGTAGTGTTTTAGCTCGTATGTTACCGTTATTCCATCGATTTCAAGCGTTCCTTTTTCCCACATGGCGGCCTCCTTATGCGATTGTAAATTCGATTCCTTTCTTGGTTTCCGGCTCGTCCGTACCAAAGTGGTGGTCGTCCTTTCTTGTGACAATCTTGAGCGCTCCCATCTTCCAGCCGTTTGCGATCAGCCCGTAGATTCCATCCATCAGGCCGGTGCTCTGGTCGGTTACTGTGATGGCGCTGATTCCTGCTTCCCGGAGGGTTTCCGCGAAATCCTTCATGTCCTTTTCCCAAGGCAGGTCCTCGACTTCGAAGCAGTCCGCTCCGTGGTAGTTCATGTTCTGATAAGCCCAGTAGGCTTTCATGGCACCGTCCGTGTAAGGAAATGGGGTTTCTTCTTCGAAGGCCTTTACCAGGGCAGTTCCTTCATCGTATTTTTCTTCGTCGAAAAGCTTGCTGCGCTGCTTTCTAACCGCTTCTTTCTTTTCCTGGTAGCTGCAAACTGTTTTGTACATGCTTTCAAAATATGCGTTTTTCATGGTCTTTCCTCCGTTTTGGCTTTGGTTCTTTTTGCATGTACATATATCACTCTAAAGCCTTGAAATAGCAAGCTTTATGTGGGTTTTTCTGCCTCTATTTTTCGCTTCCTGTCAGGATGAAATGAACATACTCTTTCCGGTGGTCTTCAAGGTAGAGGACAAGCTCGTAATAGTCATAGTCGAAGGCAATCCGCTGAACAGCAATCGTATCCAGCATGTTGGTCAGGCCGCTTCTTTGGATGGCAAGAATCTGAGTTTTGATTTCTTCAGTCATGGCATGTTCCTACCCTCCTTACGACGTCTTCACCAAAGATGACATGAAGGCCAGATCCGTTATCCCAGTGGATCAGGATAGAGCCGGTGTCATCGACTCCATAGACTGTGCCGAGCGTTCCTTTAGGAGGAGCCTGCACATCATCCATTTTTACAAGCTCAACCCTCGTTCCGGCAGGGTAGCCGGAGCGAAGAAGTGCCAGGGTTTCTTTTCCAATTGTGCTCATGCGTTTGGTTCCTCCTTTGCTGCAGGGGCATTTCTAAATGCGCTGTTTCCAGACAAATTCTTTAGAAGGATCTTACGGTCCAACTTGTAGCCTGGCCCGATAAATCCAAGGCGGAGGAGGAAGCAGCGGAAGGCGTACTTCTCGTTGGTCACCTCAGAGGCTCTGCTGCTGACCCGCTTTTGCTCCTTGCTGAGCTTGCAAAGTAGGGAAATGAAGTCGGTGTAGGCTTTGATTTCATCTGGCTCCGGCATCTTTTTAAACCACGGAAAGGCGATCCGGTCATCGTTTACGTCGATGCTCAGATCATCAATTCCAAAGGACTTCTTGATGAGATTTCCTTTTGCCTTGAGAAAATTGGAAAGGTTGGTGACATCGACCTCATCAATTGGAATTTCAATGGCCAGGCCGGTGTATTCTTCGGCGTTTTCCGTCTCATCTGGAGCATCAGGCTCATCCGCGCCGCTGTCATCTTCCGGAGTGAAATCGACCTTTTCAAGTTCTTCTGCGATGTAGTCAAGCTTTTCTTCATCCTCGCAGGTGACCCCGCCATCTTTATCGATGGTGACATTTCCCACTTTGTATGCGCAGGTCGGCATGAACTGGTATTCGGATGTGTCTCCTGTAATGCGGCAGATTTCTGTGACTAAGTCTTTCCGTTCTTCTCCTGTTACGCTGTAGCTTAATTTCATTTTCGTACCTCCTTGGTTTTGTTTCTTTTGGCAGGTACATACATCACTCTAAACGAAAGAAATAGCAAGCAGATTCTGTTGAATTATCAGGGATTATACGTGTTTAGCTGGCATCTCCGCCAGCGCTTCATCCAGCGTCAGCTTATTTCCGTCACGGATCAGATAAATGTCAGAAGCATCTTTACCTGCGTCTTCCATAAACTTCTTATAACGCATTACCTCGACATCGATGAACTTCGGCTCGATCTCTATTCCGTAGGCGATCCGGCCCAGCTCCTCACAAGCTACGATGGTCGTTCCGGACCCCATAAAGGCATCCAGGACGAGGCTGTTCGTCATCGTGCACTGGGAGATCAGATAGGCGATGAGCGGTACTGGTTTCGCGTCCGGATGGTTGTAACCCTCCGTCTTGCTGTTCTTGATTCGGGGAAATTCAAATACCGTGACCTGTTTCTGGTCTCCATACCAGATATGCTTTCCCTTCTTTTTCCATCCCCAGATGATCGGTTCATGGATATATTTCCAGTCCGTCCTGGTGAGAACGAGCCTGTCCTTTTTCCAGACCAGCCCGGCGCCTACCTTAAAGCCTGCATCCTCAAAGGCGTCATGGAAGATACGCGCCTTGGATGTCGCATAGAACTCATAAATAGAGGCATCATCCGCCATGCTCTCCCGCATGCAGGTGAAGGCCTTCATCAGAAACTCATAGGCTTCCTTATCATTCAGATTGTCATTTGTGACTTTGCCGGATGCGCTTTCCAGATTCACGAAATACGGAGCATCTGTACATACCAGATTCACCTTTTTGCCACCGAGAAGAGATGTGTATGTGTTTTTATCCGTGGAGTCTCCGCAAATGACGGTGTGACGTCCGAGGTGCCAGATGTCTCCTGGCTTAGAGAAGCATGGTTTCTCAAGCTCCGCTTCTACGTCAAAATCATCATTTTCTGCTTCCGTATCCACATCCATCAGCTTCGCAAGGTCCTTTTCATCGAATCCAAGAAGGGAAAGGTCAAAGGCGTTTTCCTGAAGATCGGACAGCTCAACAGAGAGTAGATCTTCGTCCCAGCCAGCGTTGAGGGACAACTGGTTGTCCGCAATGATATAGGCACGCTTCTGGGCCTCGGTCAGATACTCTTCCTTTACGCATGGAACTTTCTTCAGCCCTAATTTCTGAGCAGCATAAAACCTTCCGTGTCCACAAAGGATAGTGTTATCTTTTGAGATGACAATAGGGGATAGGAAGCCGAATTCTTTAATCGATGCAGCAATCTGAGCGATCTGTTTCTCCGAGTGGGTTCTCGCATTCCTGGCGTAAGGGATCAACTTATCGGTGTCTTCAAGATAATACTGTGTTGTTTTCTCCATTACTTACCTCCGCGTCTTGCTCTAAGCAACCGCTCCATCACGTCATCCTGAGGATTTGCGCCGTTAAATTCGGTCGAGCAGTTTTCTTTTACGATCTGGAAGATTTCATTCCAGAGCCTGTTGGCCTGATTCATGTAGTTAATCCCGATGTTGATGAAAGGTGATGGAATTGGTTTTCCTGTAGTAGGATGCTTGCTCAGATATCCAAGTTTTGAGGTGATCTTCTCACAGGCGATCCATCTGGCGGAGGCCATGGAGTAGCGCTCAAGAAGTGCCGGAGACACCGCGCGGGCGACACCCAGGCCGTCAAGCCAATCCCAGGTCTCTTTGTAGATCTCAGCGGCGGCAAACTCAGAGCCATCATGCTGAATATCCGAAAGAAATTCATGAGGCTTCGGCATTTCCGCTCCTTCAAGGTCCGGAATGTCCAGTACCTCAAGTGGCCTTCCTCCGGGATTTCCATTTTGGTATTTTTCCAGCGCAGCTTTTTTCTTTCGTCCGGAGCCAGGGCGTCTGCCTCCGCGACCGCCGATATTATTCGATTTTGTAGGCATTGTATAGCTGCCTCCTTTTCAATATTTTTATATTCCTAACAGTCTGCTGGGTTATTACCCTTAAGAAAACGCATGTTCTGCGCAGGTGAGGGGGCGCCGGTCTCCAGAGAGGCTCGCCGTAGAGATCTTTCCTCCCCCTGGGTCAGCGACTTCCTTTCCGTTTATGCATTTTCTCGTGGCAGGAGTGGCAGAGGCTCATCAGGTTATTCTCCTCGCTGCTCCCACCCTCGGACAGCGGCACGATGTGGTGCACCTCCTGCGCCTTCACGTACCTTCCTTCAAGAAGGCAGCGTTCGCAGAGCGGATGCTTATGGATGTAGCGGTCCCGGATCCTCTTCCAGGGCCTGCCGTACCGTTTCCCGGTGGAGTAGCCGCGGGTGAACGTGTCGTAATGACGCTGCATCATCTTTTCATGCTCCTCGCAGTAGGTGTGGTCCGTCAGCCGAGGGCATCCTGGGTAGCGGCAGGGCCGCTTGGGTTTTCGTGGCATGGCTTCTCCTTTCGGGCAAAAGAAAACCTCGCAAGGGAATTTCCTTACGAGGCTGCTTTATCCTAACTTTCTACACTATCATTTTACTATTTCTTGAGGTGCACTCAAGTGAAGTGAACTGCACATGACTGCACATGACTGCACTTAACTGCACTCTTCGTTGATGACCCGGTCCAGCTCTTCAAGCGCATAACCGTGAAGGGAGTAAACCCAGCGGAGGGAATAGAACATGTTTAAAGAGATCTCTTCCCAGGACTCGTTCTTAAAGTAACGGGAGATTAAAACCGTCTGGTAGTCTGGTTCCTTGAT